TTCAAAATACGAATCAACTCGTCGCAATACAGCCCCTAGATGTGTATCATTTTGTTGTGTCTCAAGCATTTTCTCACTCTTCTTTTACATTCAAACAATTACACCATTTATCATGTGTAACAGTAGATAGTTTTGGAGCCTCTAGCATATTTTGTATTTTAATACATCTTTCTATAATAGCGTCCCACTCAGAAGAAGACCGTTTAATATGAAACGCCTTTAACTGTTGGTCATTTTTACATTCATAAAGGACAAACCCATTATCTATATTCAATATACTCAGATAGATTTGTAACTGAATAGCATGGTCTGGCTTGGGTACACTTAAATTAGAAAATCCTCTCTCATTAATCGTTTTCAGTTCTATAATAGTTCGTCCAAACTCAGGAAAGTTCAATATGAAATCAGCCCGACCATGAATACACGGATTATCATAACGAGCCTGTACTTCAGTACCCGATAAAAGTCTCATCTTAGTAAAGATGTCTTTATATCGGTTTTCAGTCGCATGTCCATGAGCGAAAATTCTAAGGGTTTTAGAATCAAATTTAGGATTTGGGAGTAACCCATTATAGTGTAGATATAACAATCTATCACATGTAGACCCCAAGAACGATGGATAAAAAATATCCCTAGAGGGAGGTCGTTGGTCAGAGGTTGAAGTTAGATGTCTATCAATCTCTTTAACTAACCACTCATCATGTTTTGTGGTCAAAGGTTCCCTATGTTCTCTTTGACGTAATATCGATTTTATTCCTGACAAAATATACCTACCAATGTATCAAGTATTTGGGGCTTAGTAGTATCCCTTATATGAAAAATATCTTTTACACCAAAACTCATCAATTCGGAGTCTCTTTTTCTATCAGCCTTTCGGAGATGACCATAGACTCCATCAGCCTCTATCACACTTTGAATCTCATGAAGATAAAAATCAACCGTTCTAGAACCGATGGAGTATTGTTGCTCGTAACGTAATCCTAAGTCAGTTAGGATTTCTGCTATATAATTTTCCTGTACAGTAAAGTCACGAGACTTCAATCTATTGAATGCTTTCAGGGGATGGCATTATGGAGTCTTCTGCCATCAAAACTCCAACCTGTCGGTCTTCTCTAGGGGGTCTGCCAATTCTGCGCTTTGGCGGTTGTGCCTCTTCCAAAGGAACCTCTTCCCCAGATACATTATCAGTAGTGATAATAGTCATACTAGATGAATCTTCATCAGTACTAACAGAAGCAGTTGTTGAATCGAATCCATTATTAGATGACCGTTTGAAATACCCAACTCCACCCATTACGGCTACTAATTCCCACCCAATAATTCCCTGCTCGTTGAAAGAGGAAATAACTGAATCGGAACCACCCAACAAAGATAAATCTACCGCCTTATACTCATATGTAATCATATCCATACCCCTCTCTATTTATACGATGATTAAAATAATCCATGCTATATTTTATAGTCTCAGACAATTCTTTCCCTGTCAAGTTAACAAAAGGCTCTTGTGAGAATATATCTGATAAAAAACCAAATAACTTTATAGTCTGATACCCAACTGAAAGAGCCATAATATCATCCCGTAAATTTATTGTTGCTATATCTTTCTCAGTATATTCCAAAAATCTTTCTAATAACGTATCTAACGCACTTTCATCAGGAAGAAGTAATGCAACATCTATTAAATGAATCCCTTTATCCACCAACCATTTCCTTTAAAGAATTGAACTTATCGGGATTATCTATGTAAAAAGTTTTCACATTATTCAACCCCATTAACTTCTCACTCACTTCGGGCAACTCATACCACGGCCCTGCCTGTTTAACTATCCCTATATCTAGTGCCTCACGTATCCACGTTTCAATCATATCAAAACCACCATCAAGTCGAAACGGAATAGTACAGGAATCAAATGGCATTCCCCCTGCCTTTGTCTTCCTCAATCGTACCTCTATATCAAAACCGACTTTCTCTTTGTTCTCTTCAATCCATCCAGACCTTTTAGCTTGTAAAATCATATGGGAGAAAAATACTTGTCCTACTCCCCCCGGCATTGCATCCAAGGAAACTGGCCCCATACTACTCCGTACCTGATTAATAATGATTAGCGCACTACCATGTTTAAAATGTGGGAACAATCTTGGTAAGGAAGTATTGACCAATCGTGCTTGCCATGCCATCGGATTATAGGAAAAATCCTCTTCATGAACGGCTGATGGAACTAGACCAGCAATAGAATCCAAAACGATTAAATCTACACCATCAATCATTAAATCTCTAACAGTGTTAAATGCTTCCTCTCCAGTAAGGGGTTGAGACAACAAAATACTATCTGTATCAACACCACATTTTTTCATCCAATCCGAATCCCAACTCATCTCTGAATCAAGCCACACGGCTGTCCCACCAGCTTTCTGAACGTTAACAACCGCTTGAGATGCTAAATAACTCTTCCCAGCATTGGATTGACCCGTAAGAAGCGTTAGACGTTTCTTCGGTATTCCACCACCCAACAACTTATCTAGTGCTGGTATTCCAAATGAAATCCTTTCATACTGGAAATCATCTGACGAACCTACATTAAGGACACCACCATACTTAGTCCCTAATTCACGTAATGATAACGGGGTTGTGTCCTCTTTCTTTTTTCGTGGCATTTTAATCAGCCTCTTGTTCCTTTAAAACTTCTTCAATTTGATTATCAATTCTATCTCTCATATGTTGCCAAATAACATCAAGAGTATTATCCACTTTCTCCAACTGAGCATCGAGAGGCAATTCAGTATCAATCTCTGATACCTCAAGATTGACTTTGCAATATTGATTGGAAGCTTGCCCTACTCTAAACGTGAAACTCAAACTTTGTGATATTTTAGCCATCTTCTCTATACTCCGCTCAACTCTTTTTTATCTGCCCATGAATATTTTGAAACACTTACATCAACTGGTATAGGCACTTTGAAATCAAAATCTTCTAGTACTGATTTTATCACAGGAATACCCTCAGTAGGTAATCCCTCAACGGCAACTTCATCATGGATAACCAAGGTAAGGGAACCGCCTGTCTCCCTTAATGCCTCATGAGATTTAACTAATGATGCTTTCAGCATATCTCCAGTGGCAGTTCCCTGTATTAACGCATTTACCGCTTTATAATTATCCTTGAATTCCAATCTCCTATACCTACCAGCCAACGTTGATATATGTCCATTAACTTTAGCTTGGTCACTAATAGTACGAATAAAGGGTCTAATCTTAGGATAAAGATTAAAGAAACTCTTTAAGAAATCTGTAGCTTCTTCCATCGACACAGATAATTCACGGGATAATTTCCCTTTCCCAACTCCATATATCGTAGACAAGAAAGTTGTCTTCCCGATATACCTCATATTCTTGGCTTCGGAATCCCCGGCCTCAAATTTAGCTACAGCTTCTTCATAAGGTATTTCAAATATGGAAGCCCCAACCATGATATATGGGTCTAGATTATCGTTATAGGTATTAATTAACTTGGTATCATTACAATAATGAGCAAATACCCTTGCTTCCATCCCCGAATAATCAAAGAAGACCATTCCAGAATCTGAAACAAATGCCCTACGAATCAATGAAGTTTCTCTGTCACTTGGTATATTTTGGAGATTCGGGTCAGAGCAAGACATTCTACCTGTCTTAGCCCCTACCTGATTATAAGAACAATGAAGTCTACCTTTATCATCCAGCATCTCCAACATCGGAGCAACATATGTATTAGCCAGCTTAAACTTCTTTCTATAGCTAACTAATTGTTCTGCCAATGGATGTTTCAATTGCTCCAAAACAGATACATCCACAGATTCATGGTTCTTACCCATCTTTACTGGGGCCAATCCTTCTTTTCTAAAGAAGAAATCAGCCAACTGTTTTGGAGAATTGATATTTAACTCAGTACCAATTAATTTCTTAATCGATACATCCAAATCATCTAAGTCAGTCAATAATTGTACTTTAACATTCTCTAGATAAGGCTTATCTATCAAAACACCATGCCGTTCCATATCCATCAAAACTATAAGAGATTTTCTCTCTAGGTCATAGACCTCTAAAAAGTTATCTCGTATATCAGAAAAGTACTTAGCATAAAACATCAAAGTGAATTCTGCATCCTTAACAGCATACGGAAGCAAAATATCTAAGGGAATCTCATCATACGTGGTAAGTTTATTTCGGCGCATATGAAGCTTCAGTTGCTTCTCTTCTATCGGGTCAATGCCAAGGTCTTCTTTAACCCGTACCTTGAGGGCCATGCGCCGATTTTCATCTAAGAGATGGCACATAATCATAGCATCATGAAAACAATCCCATGATGATGGCTCTACACCAAAAGTACTTCGTATCTGATGAAAATCAAACTTAGCGTTCCAAAAAACCACTCTATTAGAAGGGTAGTTAAAGAGTTCAGTCAACAACCTTGCCATAGGGCTATCGGGTCTACGTTCCTCTTTAGGAACCCATAAAGCCGTAGAACCACCAGCCCACGCAAAGGAAACTACACAAACTTCAGTACGCCACCAATGTAGACCAGTAGTTTCAGTATCAATAGCAATATATTTTTGGGTTTTAAAAAGGGTGCTTAATTCTTCATAGGAATAATTGATAACATCTGACATAATGCACCTAAAGATAAAAGTGGGAGCGAATTATTACATCGCTCCCAACAGAGTTACTACCGATAACTACCGTTACGCAGTAGTCTGAGACAGTTGCTTGAGGGTTTTGATAAGGGACTCGTATTTAGATGAGAGCCTATTATACCGCTTTGCCATAGCATCGTGCTTGGCTTTCCAACCATCACGAGTATTGAGAGTGGTTGTAGCAGTAGAACCTGTCGAAACGGTTTTCTTAGCAGTAGATGAAATAGGCTTCGTTTCCTTTCTTGACCCAGATGAAAGAACAACCTTACGTCCACCACCAGACCGTTTCTGAGAACGGCTTTGAAGATTATGAGACTTCACACGGTGCGTTCCTAGACCTTGCGGAGAAGAGGAAGAGAAAGAACACCCCCTCTCTATACACCGATATGTACCTGTCCTAGAATCCTTCGTAGTTACCTTCTGTGTCTTTGCCTTTGCCTTTGTCTGAGTACTCACTGTAGTTTCTCCTTGGATATTAGATATAGATTCCCTGAGTTCGCTCACCTCTTGAGCTGTCATTGGCAACAATTCCTCTACGCTTAGATTTAATTTTGCTGTAGTCCCCTCAGTAGTGGAAAACTCAACTTCCGCACCATGCATTCCTGCTTGACGCACAATCCCGATATGACCCTTTAAAGCCTTCTCTTGAAAAAGATGATGAGTTATAGGTATGGTTGAGTACTCACTAGCATTAGTGTGAAAACCCAACCATAAACACTCTGCACCCTTCAAAAGAGTATCGGAATATTGGGGGCCGTTTTTGGATACTCTTGGAGAATTAAGAACCTTCTTAGACATTTTTAAAACAACGTATCCTTATCAAATAACTCATCAAGAGTATCAACAGTACTTGTAGAATCTGAGTCATCATCTAAGGGAACCGCTTTGGTAGCTGTTGCAGTTCCACCACCATTCCCATTACTTGATGAAGAATTTTCTTCTCTCGCAATAAAGAAATCAATGGCGTTTCCTAACTCATCCAATTCGGTCTTCGATTCATCAGGAATCTTCGTAGCGGTATTCGTGACTTGAATCGAGTAGTTGGTATCTTGCATACCAGAACCTCTACGTCGAACTCTCACAACTTTGTCATTCAGGTTACCATTCTCTTCATAAATGTCAACAACCTGATTCCAAAGATAGTCTCGTTGACCAAACCCCTGACTAAACATTCGGAAACCGTTTACCTCTTCCTTGTACTGAGGCTCAGTTCCAGCCTTAGTTTTTACTTCAGTCCATGAATCGTTGTTCTTCTCAGAGTGGAGTATGTGGTACACATATGCCCAAAGAGCAAATCGATGTTGCGCCCGTTGTCCCGATGAACAAACGTCACAATATTGCTCTAAAGATTTTCCACAAAGAGAATATGTCCATCGAGTTGCGCCTTCATTGGACTGACTCTGAACAGCATGTCTCCAAAAGTCTGTCAGTTTCTCATCCCCTTCATCCCCTGTCGGAATGATAGACATCAGAACTTGGTCACCATCTTTCAAAAAAACCTCTCGCCCACCAGAGAAGTTACTAACCGTATCTTTTCGCCGTTGTGATATTTTTCCTATTCCAGCCATTATTACAGTACCGTCCTTTCATTTAATATTTGTTTCAATTCAAGTTCATTTCTAACATCTTGAACATCTTTGACACCATCTAATGTTATTCGACTAACTGGACAATATTGCCTCATCTCTCGATTAACATATTCAGTTGCCTTCATTCCTGCTTCGTCATTGTCTAAACATAATATAATTTCATTCACTCCTGTTTTTCTTAATAGTTCTTTGTGCTTATTAGATAAAAATACACCTAATAAAGCTACTGCTGGAAATCCATGCTGGTCAAGCCAAATACAATCTAAGGCTCCCTCTGTTATACATAAAAAATTGTCTTCATGTGTACGTGATTGTGGTAACCCAAAAAGTACCTTACTTTTTTGAAGTCCTGTTGAATACTGATACCTAAAATTAGCGTCGGGTCTATGTCTTTCTATCCAACCTATATCTCTAGAATCCTCATCAGTTACGGGAATAACTAATGACCCCTGCGATGAATTGATTCCGCATCTCCATCGTTTAAGAGAGGCTTTCGTAAATCCCCTATCAAAAATCCATTCGGGAACAGAAGATGAATCATAAGGAATCTCAATTTCAGGAATCGGAACAACATCATCATCGTCTACGGTATCAAAAAAGTCAACCTCATGGATAGAATCATCAAAGGCTAATCGTTCTGCTGATAAAAGACTAATCTCCAGATAATCGGAAAGAAATCCTGCGATAGAACCACTTCCGCAACCCGTGTGACAAATCCATTTTCCTAACGCTAAATTAACGGATAGGGATGGGTGTTTATCGGGGCCATGAAATGGGCATGAGATGTTAAATTGAACTTTATCATTCGGAACATCAAATCCTGCCTCAATTAGTGCTTTTCCCCAATCTCTATTCATTCTCATTTCTGCAATCATTTACAATATTATACTGTAGGTTTCAAGAAAACACAATACCCAATTTACTCTTCCTTAATCAATCCGATATTCACATTCCAATCTAAGGTCACTTTATCATGGGTCAAACTACTGTTCCTAACTTTTTGAAATTGAAGCATCCGTTTACCAACATTATCCTCAACACAAAACATAGAAAACGCAACATCGGAAGCCCGAATCAACGCATCCCCAAATGCAACGTGATGGGCCTGTGGGGGAGCAAAAACATCGAACCCACCTTTATTGGCTTGAGTCGATATGATACAAGCACACTTGTTAACGGTACAGATATTTTTCATCCCATAGAAAAGACTATGCATCTTTTCCCATAACGGTTGATTCCCCGATGCATTAACACCAACTAGGTCAATGTTATCCAAGACAATTAAATCGGGTTTATGCTTACGAACCAGACTAGATATTCCAGCGATACTCACTGTGGATTGGTCAATGGAATCGCAAACAAACATATTTTCTTGATTCAATTTAGCCAGAAATTCTTTATAGTCTTCTTCATCCAGACCTTGACCAGTTCGTAGACTATCATGAGTAAATCGATACTTCATTGCATTAGCAGTTATAACATCCAAGCGCATCATGATTTCTTTTACTGGCATCTCTGCTGAAACAAACAGAGTTTTATATCCACACATGGAAGCAATGGAAGCAAATTTACAGCACATCCATGTCTTTCCAACAGATGGTCTAGCAAATACAGAATAAACCTCTCCCGGTTGCATTCCAACTCCCGAATTGTTGATAGTCTTAAATGGGGTTGGAATACCGATGATTCCAAACTTAGAAGAACGTTGGGACTTCTTATGTTGATAATCTTCTAAACGGTCTTCTAACCCACTATCATATAAAAGTAGGTCATCATCATGCTGGAGAGTTATCTTCTCAAGACCCTCTAGGTATGACCCTATAACGCCCTCTGGGTCTTCTGTTAAACGTCCCTTATGGCTATTGATAACCTCAATTACATTACGATAGATAACCTGTTTGCGGAACGCATCTAAACAATAATCTAAAGAAGCATCAACAGCCGTGGAATCTAAGTCAGTGAACTTTTCAGTAAGAAGTCCCGATGAAGGAAATTCTGTATACGAATCATAATAATCAAGTACAAAATCTAATGCATCGGAATGAACGGAAAAATCTTTAGGGGTGTATTTTAGTTGCCTTAATGTAGATAGACTATTTAATCCAAAGATGATTCCAGATTCGATAAAACCGTAACTTTCCACTGTTCAACTCTCATTCTATACAAAATATTTCTGCTCTAAATAATCGCTTGTCTTTTTATGTGACTTAATCAATTGGTCAACTTTTGCTTGTTCCTCATAAGCTGGCTTTTCAAACGGATGCTCACGACTAGGCTTCTTAAAAAATAACACTTTGAGAAAAAGGTACGTTAGATACCACGGTACTACTCCGAATTTCATGGCATGATACCAATGATAATACTCGTGACTTCTCAAGGGCATATTATCCATAAGACCCTTCTTATAGAAAATAAAAGGCCATAAAGTAATGGCATCAATACCTTTTGGTAACCAAGGTATAGTCAACTCAATAGGTTTTGCTATCTTTCTCATACCGTTATCTTCTCCACCCATGTATTTAATGAATCGGAAAGTTCTTGTTTCCTACGAGCATCCATCGGGTCTGGAATCCAACGAGATTCCAATAACGTTAAATCTAACAACAAGGACTTTTGTTCCGCTTCACCTTTCTTCCGAATCCAATAATGTAATTTAGGATATTCCGTTGAGGGAATGTAATCTTCTAAGCGAGAGAGAAAATATATCAAAGAAGATTCTCCATTCAACACTCCAGATTCTACCGCTAATAGTACAGCATATATATCATATAAAGCAAGTGCTTCCTTTAATTGCTGTAACTCATGACCAACAAATCCATGTGGATTATAGGGGGTTGAAAAATATTTTTGATAGCACTCACCCCAATAATCAAAGACATCCTTAGAGGTATATTTATCAGGAGATTTCGCTTTGCTTTTTCTTTCTGCTTTCGGCATATGAGGCTCGTGTCCCTTCACTATTTTGATAATGGTTTCCCAGAGCAGGGTCACCGTACATTCTATCCACAGGTGATGAGAGTCGCATAAATCTAATCTGACAAATTTTGCTTCCGCTCGTTAATATATATGGCTCCGATGAAGCATTATAAATCTCAAGAGTTAATCGTCCCTTCCAACCGGGGT